CGCCGTCATCAGGCCCGATTTGGCTGCAGAGGCGCAATCGTTTGGATCGAAGCCGCCCGCCGACTTCAGCAACTTCTTGAACGAGCATTTCCCGATCCCGGATGGCTGGGCGAAGCAACCGGTCGAATATGCCCCTCGCATCTTGCGCGAGAACTATCCCGAATAGGCAATGGGGCGGGATGCTCTGCGGTGAACCGTTTGATTTCGTCAGGCGTCCACTGCTCGCCCCAGAACCGACGGTTCTTCGTATCAGCAATCAGATGGCGGCGGTTTGTTGGCAATTGATCTTCCGAATCCATAGTTTAGCTCCGTCAAAACGAGTTGCACCGTAGCATGGCTGTCGCCGGGGCTTAAAGGGCGATTGCCGGCACGGTTTTTCTAGACAGGAGGCCCACGATGGCCGTACCAAAGAAAGTCGAGACGGTTGAGGATAAGCTTGCCGTGCTCAACGGCCCGATGCTGCTCAGCGATGTTCAAGCGGCTCTCAGCGATCGCTATCCGCACAACGACATCCACATGCTGGAGGGCGCAACGATCGAAGTTGCGGTGCCTGGCGGCGTCATCCTCGTGGATTTCAAGGCCGTCAACAAATGCGCCAATACCGCCGAGCTTCGCGCTTACATCGACTCGCTGCCGATACAGTGATGGTGCAGGTTCGAATTGGCCGCAGCCGGCCGCGCTTCAGCGCCACAGAGATTGAGAACGAAACCAAGCGGCACTGTCGCCTTGGCTTAGTGGTTCTCAAGGACAAATCAGTGCCCGATGAGATCATCTCCGATCATACCATAAATAGTGGCCGGACTCCCAGCCCGGTAATGCTTTATAGCTCAAAGGCTTGACGGATTATGCCTGGCGGACGCCCAAGTGAGTACAAACCGGAGTTCGCAGCACAGGCTCAGAAGCTTGCTGCGCTCGGCGCTACTGACATTGAAGTGGCCGATTTTTTTGGCATCGATGTCCGAACAGTCTACCGCTGGAAGCACGACTATGAGGAATTTTGTCAGGCCCTAAACGCTGGGAAGGACAAAGCCGACGAGCGCGTGGTCAATAGCTTATATCAGCGCGCCGTTGGTTACGAGCAGGATGCGGTGAAAATCTTCATGCCTGGGGGGGCTGACGCGCCTGTCTACGCCGACTATCGCGAGAAGATCGCGCCAGACACTACGGCAGCCATTTTCTGGCTAAAGAACCGGCGTGCTGGCGAATGGCGTGACAAGCGTGATCACGAGCTTACGGGCAAGGATGGCGGGCCCATCGCAATCACTCGGATAGAAAACGTCATTGTCCGCCCTCCAGATACCGACCGCTGAGGTATTCGGGCCGCTCCTGTCCCCGGCACGTTACAAGGGTGCCAAGGGCGGGCGCGGGTCGGGCAAGTCGCACTTCTTTGCCGGGCTGATGGTCCGAGACAGTTTGATCGAGCCTGGCAACAGCGGCGAAGGGCTCCGTTCGGTCTGCATTCGTGAAGTCCAAAAGGATTTGACGCAATCGGCCAAGCTGCTGATCGAGGACAAGCTCAGCGAATTCAATCTCGGCGAGGCAGACGGCTTCAGGGTTTTCAAGGACGTGATCGAAACGCCGCGCGACGGCATCATCATTTTCAAGGGCATGCAGGATTATACCGCAGAGAGCGTCAAGTCGCTGGAGCGGTTCAAGCGAGCCTGGTGGGAAGAAGCGCAGACGGCAACCGAGCATTCGCTCAATCTGCTTCGCCCGACCATCCGTGAAGAGGGCTCGGAAATCTGGGCCTCATGGAATCCGCGGTTCGATGACGATCCGATCGAGGCGCTGCTGAACAGCAAGGATATGCCAACTGGCGCCGTCGTCATCACAGCGAACTGGCGCGACAATCCTTGGTGGAACAGCGTTCTTGAGGAAGAGCGGCAGAACTGGCTGCGGATGAAGCCGGCCCAATATCGCAACATCTGGGAGGGCGATTACGTCACGATTGTTGAAGGAGCGTATTACGCCACCGATCTAGCCGATGCTCAGGCGCAGGGCAGGATTGGCAACGTCTCCAAAGACCCACTGATGACCATTAGGGCCATCTGGGATATTGGCGGCACGGGAGCCAAGGCCGACGCGTGTTCGATCTGGATTGTTCAGTTCATCGGGCGGGAAATCCGGGTCTTAAATCACTACGCAGCGCAGGGCCAACCGCTCGCAACGCATATCAACTGGCTGCGCGACAATGGCTACGGCAAGACGCTTTGTGTGCTGCCACACGACGGCGCGACTAATGACAAGGTTTACGACGTTTCCTACGAAAGCGCGCTGACTGAAGCCGGGTTTGAAGTCATTGTCATTCCCAATCAGGGCAAGGGCGCCGCAATGATGCGCATTGAGAGCGCCCGCCGTCTGTTCCCGAGCATCTGGTTCAATGCCGATACGACAGTCAACGGCCGCAAGGCGCTCGGCTGGTACCACGAGCGGCGCGATCCGGTACGCAAGATGGGCCTCGGCCCCGATCATGACTGGTCCTCGCACGATGCCGACAGCTTTGGGCTAATCTGTGTGTCGTACGAAGAGCCCTACGTCCAGCAGCAGCGCTCGCGCTATTCGGACAAGGCCCGCAAGGGGCGGAGTGCTTGGGCGGCTTAGACCTTCGCGCCCTTCAGAGTGTCGTTCATTCTGGCCTGCCAGCCCGGACCAGTGGCGCGGTATTTCGCAATCACATCAGGATCAAGGCGCAACGAGACCACTCTCTTGCCGCTATGAGGGCGGCCGATTTTGACGGTACCGATCGACTTCTCAACGGGCAGTGCTGCGGCAATCGCTTCAACCTTGTCGGCATGGGCGAAGGAATTCGCCATTTTCGCCATGCGGCTCTTGGCGTAGCGCTCCAATTCGAGCTTCATCGCCGGATCTGGCTTTGGCTGTGTCTTGATGGCCACGTCTCTCTCCCTAGTTTCGTATTTCATATTACAATCCGGCGTAATACGAAAGTCAATCATTCATGGCCCGTTCCTACCAAGAAGCGGCGGTTGAAGAACCGGCCACCGAAGACGATGGCCTTGAGCGTTTCAAGCGATGGTATCGCAAGGATGTCGCGAAGGCCAATCTGTGGCGTGGCGGGACCGAGAAAAACGGGGGCGCCCTAGAGGACTTCAAGTTCCGTGACGGCGATCAATGGAGCAAGGATGACAAGGCTTGGCTGGAGGACCAGGATCGGCCGGCCGTCGTCTTCAACCGAACCGGCGTGCTCGTTGACGCGGTTGTCGGTATCGAGGTCGGCAACAGGCGAGAGGTCCGCTATATCCCGCGCGACATCAATGACAGCAGGCCCAATGAGATTCTGACATCGGCCGCTGAGTGGTTCCGCGATCTATGCGATGCGGAAGACGAGGAATCGGAGGCGTTCAAGGACACGGTTACTGCCGGCATGGGCTGGACGGAAACGCGCCTTGACCGAAAGGAAAACCCGGACGGCGAGCCCAAGATCGAGCGCATCGATCCGTTCGAGATGGTGTGGGACTGTCACGCGACGAAGGCCAATCTGGTCGATCGCAAGCGCAACTGGCGTGTTCGCAAGATGGACATCGCCGATGCGATGAAGCTGTTTCCCGATGCGGATGAGGACAATCTCAACGCCACATGGGCAGAGAACGACACGGACGAAACGGAGCCGCACAACAACGACAAGGACAAGCTTTACGACCAAAACGAGGTTGAGGGCCGGGATAATGTCACTCGCGAGGTGACCATCGTCCAGTGCCAGTTCAAGGAGGAAGAAACCTATTACAAGGCGCTGATCCTCACGCCGCCGCAGATGCAGCCGCAGATGGTCGAGCTGACTGAGGCGAAGTTCAAGATCGCCGAGAAGAACGGCGCCGTCCTCAAGTCGGCCAAGCTTTCACGTGAAACAGTGATGCAGGCATTCCTCGGCAAGACGATGCTGAAGAAGCCGATCCCCACGCAGACCGGCATGTTCACGTTCAATGTGATGACGGGCCTGAAGGACGAGGACAAGGGGATTTACTACGGTATCGTGCGGAGGGCGAAAGACCCGCAACGCTGGGCCAACAAGTGGCTTACGCAGATTTTGCACATCCTCAACAGCCAGTCCAAGGGCGGCATCATGGCCGAACGGGACGTGGCTGAGAACCAGCGTGATTTCGAGGAGAGCTGGGCAAAGACCGAGGCCATTACCTGGGTGAAGTCGGGCAAGCTTGCTGCCGGCAAGATCGAGCCCAAGCCGATGGCACAATTCCCGGCCGGCTTCGATCGCCTGATGCAGTACGCCGATGAGATGATCATCAAGGCCACGGGCATCAGCATGGAGCTGCTCGGTATCCGCGAGGTCAACCAGCCCGGCGTCCTCGAATACCAGCGCAAGCAGGCTGGCATGGGCATCCTGGCCACGTTCTTCGATAGCAAGAAGCGCTATACGAAAATCCAAGGCCGGCAAATGCTCAAGCTAATCCAGGACAATTTGTCGGATGGGCGGCTGATCCGCATCGTTGGAGATGACGAAGCCCAATACGTGCCGCTGATGAAGGCGGAGGGCATTGCCAAGGCCAAGGAAGAGGCAATGCAGCAAGCGATGCAGCAAGCCCCGCAGATGCTGCAGCAGGCTATCAGCCAAGGAATGCCGCCTGAAGAGGCGATGCAGCAGGCCAAGGACAGCCTTGAGCAGATTGCCGCAAAGTTTGACGCGATGAAGCCTGTCGAGGGCGAATACGACATCATTGTCGACGATGCTCCGAGCGCTCCGAACGACAAGGAGAAGAACTGGCAGATCATCCAGTCCATGATCCCGATGCTGAAGGACATGATGGGGCCGGCGCAGGCGCTTGTCATGGCGAAATACTCGCCGCTGCCGAGCTCATTCATGGAGGACATGAAGAAGTCGATCGAGGAATCACAGGCCAATCAACAGCCCGATCCGATGCAGCAGCAGGCCGCTCAGCTTGAACAGATGAAGCTTCAGAACGCCGGCAAGGAAATCGAACTGCAGATGATGCAGGAGCAGAACAAGGCCGCCGAGCTGGAGTTCAAGAAACAGGAATTGCAGCAAAAGAGCGTGACGACCGTCATGGAGCAGGACACGGAGCGCCAGCAGATCGATGTCAACCGCATCGAGGCTTATGCAGCGTTCGCCGCGGCTCAAAACCCGCCCCAACCCAGCAGAACGCAGTGAGGTAACATGGCCATTGCACCATTCGGGGATACCGTCAGTTATGCGAGGGGCGCCAGCCAGGATGCGTCACGGATAGCCGATATTGTGGTTGTTCTTAATGCAGACGGATCGCCGATCGGCGGCGCGACTGCCACGTCGAGCTGGAACTATGCAGCCGCAGCGGGCGGCATCATCGACACGACCACGGCCGTGACGATCAAGACCGCTGCGGGCGCCGGCATCCGCAACTACGTCAGCTCGATACAGCTTGCTACCGATACGCTGACCACGGCGTCGGAGTTGGCGATTCGGAATGGTGCAGCCGGCCCGGTGCTGTGGCGCGGCAAGCTCGCAGCGGCGACGCTCAACGAAGTCGGCCTAGTGTTTTCCCCGGCCCTGAAAGGTTCGGCCAACACGCTGCTGGAGGTTGTGACGTTGACGGCGACCGGCGCGGCGCTTGGCGTCTATGTCAACGCCCAGGGCTATACGGGATCATGATATGACAGCGTTCCGGTCTACGTCACCAACAGCCAGGCTTGGTGCTTCTGGCGTCAGTGCCAGGACACCGATAGACCCGGCTGCGGCTTCAGTCCGCATTCTTTGCTGGGCCACTGACAACATGCCGTTCATTGCGTTCGGCGACGCCAACGTGGTCGCTACGACAGGCGATATGCCGCTCCTGCCGAAATCGGTTGAGGTGTTCCATACTCCGCCCGCTGCCACGCATATGGCGTACATCGCGGGTGCGGGAACCGCGATTGAGTTGTACGTGACCAGCGGCGAAGGCGAGTGAAATGGCTGGTCGGCTTCGCACATGGACTTCCGCGCAAGCATCCGTGTCAACGCTACCGGAAGTGGTTGCGCCCGGAGTGGTGGTTACCGATGGGTCTTTGGCGCATGCCAAGGCACCATTCCAGACGATCGCCGATGGGGGCACTTACCGCATAAGCCTCTATTTGCAGGTGGTGTTTGCAGTAAGTGGGGCAACCGGCGAGGTTAATGCGTCGATTTACTGGATCGACGGCACGGGCAACGAGCGCTCGCTAACGAGCGGGAACGTCAGCATCCCGGCGCTCGGCTATGCGCAGATGGCGGTGGTGGCGAGGGTGAATGCCGGGACGGCCTTGAGCTATTCCACTTTGGTATTCAACAACGCTGCCGGCAGTCGCTCCTGGCAAGTCTACATTACGGTGGAGAAGTTGGCTTGATGCCTGATACCGCTCCTTTCACGCCGGCAGGAACGGTCAGTCTCACGCAAGCAGCCGCCTAGGTTCGCTGGCACCCAGCCAGTGTTTCGCCCGCTCCAGGCGCATTGGAGCC